TGATCTGAGCAGTTTTGCAGTCCTGGTTGGACGGCTTCACGAACTCGGTAACATTGAAATTCGCGTCCTTATGGGTCACGAACTTCAGGTTATCGGAACGGAGCATATACATCGCGCCGGCAGTGGCGCTGGGGTCGTAGAACACATCGGCGCCTTTGAAGCGGAGCGTGTCGAAACCAGCGTTCATACCACGGGGCTTGGAGCCAGAATCCATGATGTAACGCTGATTGGTGCGCTGAGACGCTTCATAAGCCTCGAAGGTATTCTGGTCGGTAAGACACACATCGGGTATACCGCCCTGAAGGCCCTGGTTAGTGATGCTATTGTACAGCGTGGTCATCTTGGACAGACCGTAGAGAGCAAAGCTACCTACGGAGCCAGTGACCTGCGACTTCCACCACGAGTTGCTGGTGCTGTTGATGTCACCAACGGTGGAGGTGGCGTCAACGAGTATCGGCAGACAACCTATGGCCTTGCTGGACTGCGAAGACGCGAACAGGGACGCATTTATCTGGTCCTTTATCGTGTTCATAGCCTGCATGGTCTTACCCTTCATCAGGGAATACAGCTGGTTGTTACCGGAGTTCTTGCGCTCCTCATCACCACTGATAGATATGGACACAGCGGCGTTCTTCCACTGGAACTGCGCCATCGTCAGGCCTTCCTGCGGGGTCGTGTCCAGTATGTCGTAGCCACTGTACCACTTGAAGGTGCTGTTCTTCGAGTAGAGCAGCGGGACGAGGATGGAGGCACCACCGTCCTTTTTAACCTGGGATTTATCCATCAGATACTTCAGAAGCGGTATCTGCTGGAATATCTGGTCCTGCAGGTAGTCCTGCATTTCCATTATCGCGGAACGGGTTGTCGCGAGTAACGAGTCTACGTTATCGGGTCCGTAAGTAAACATTTTAGCCATACGTTCTCCTTATTAAGATTACTCCTTGGAGTATCTTGCTTTCTTACCTGCGGCCTTCGCAGAAAACATATTGTCGAAAACATCGTCGAAAGACTTGCCTTTGACAATAACTTCAGATCCCTGCGAGTGCATGGGAGAGGGTTTCTGAGTGGAACCTTCCTTGACTTTCCTAACCCTTTCAGGGTCAGACTGGTTATCGAACTTGTACATCTTGTAAGCCTCCTCGTAGGAAAAACCCTTGTCCAGGTAGTCATCAAGAAGACCTGTGGTGGATAGATCATCGAAGTCGCTGAACTTGGAAGAAGTAGTCTTGTACTCCTTTTCCACTTCCATGCGCTCACGCATCTCCTCCAGCTGAGCCTGAGTCTGTTTAACACCGTTGCCTAACTTGCTCTCTATCAGGTTATTCATCTGGTCCATCATGTACTTCTGGAACTTAACGGGGTCGCTTTTCAATTCCTCCAACTGTTCCTCGGACATGGTTTCTTCTTTAACAGGAGCTTCACCGCTTATCACTTTCTGCTCATGCTCATACCATTCCCTGAACTTAGGATAATTGTAAAGCTGCTCCATCAGTTCTGCTTTACTCTTTACAGACTCTATTTCTTTTCTCTGGGCTGCAAGAGCTTCAGTCTTCTTATAGAACGCCTTAAGGATATCTTTCTTAAAGGTCTCAAGTTCTTTAGGTACGTTGCCGACAAAATCTTCCTGGCCATCTTCGGTTGCAGGTTTCGTCTCGGCTCCTTCGTTACCGTCTGAACCTTCGTTAGTTTCGCTTCCCTCGACATCGCTCTGAGGCGCGTCGTTGGTCTCTACTTCAGAAGTCTCAGGTTGGGTTCCGTCATCAGTTATAAACATTTCCCCTCCGTTATTTGGATTTTATGTAATCCTTCCTGCTTTTGCCCTTGCGTACCTTATCTGGAAGTTTGCTCATGTCGGTCTTGTGCGCCCACTTTTCAGCGGTGCCTTTTTTAAGTTCACCCTTGCTTTCAAGTATGAACATTTTCCTCATCTGCGCTTTGCTCTTAAACGGCATGATTTCCTCCTGATACGATCCGGTGGTCAAATTTGGTTCTCTTGCCTCTGACTACATCACCGCCTTCCCTTACGCCAAGCTGTTTCATAACCTGTTTCTTGTGCCCCTTACTTCTTATCACCATGCCATTAGGGTGTTTATCATTGGCAAGGTTGCTGTCAAAATACGGTTCCTTAAAGAAAGCGTCAGGAACAGACGTTATTGGAACATTGGCGCATATGTCACAACCCACCACGCCAGTACCGTCATAGCGCACCACCGCCGCTTTATCAGTTCCACAGCGTTCACAGGTCATTCCTTTTTAGGTCTCCCCGGCCCTTTACTCTGAGGTTCAGGAAGCGGGACACCACCTGCTACTGCCTGAGCCTGAAGCTGAGCCATCTGCATCTGGGCTTCCTGCTGAGCCTTTATTTCTTCGAGCATCTGCTCATACGCTTCCTCGACTTCATACATCTCGAAGTCGTTCATTATGCTTTTGCCAATGAGGCTGGACACTGCGCTATTAGGAGTTACTCCAATAGCCGGGCCAAGTTTTATGAAGTCTATCATAAGATTGGTCCTGTTCTTCCTATCAAGAGGCAAAGTAGATCCAGCGCGTATGTCTATCTCAAAGTCACCTTCGATGTCCTGGGAAGCCCAAGTAATACCAGTGCTATCCAAGTTAACAGGATTTACAAACTCCTGTATGTCCTGCACCTCTTTCTCAGTGAGTCTTACGAATTTTGGGATGCTCACATACTTTTTCATCAGGTGCAACATCTTGGAAGCTATGTTCTCAGAGAATTCTTCTACAAGGTCAAGCGGATCAGAGTTCCTGGCATCAGAAGCTCCCATTATCCTGTTTATCTCTCCAAGTGTTCTGGTGTTGGTCTTAGCCTGGGCGCCACGCGATATGTTGGACTGACCGCTTATGTTGTCACGGTCATTATCAACTTCCTTAGTGACCATATACATATCCGACTGTATGGTAGGATACTGTATGGGGGTAGGAGGTATCTTTGTACCCTTCTTAACGTGTATGATGCTACCAGTTATGCCCTTCTCGAACTTAGATTCTTCTTCAGGTGACATGCAACCTATCTCAGAAATCATCTGCCGGCCAAACCGCTTCAGATGGTCTAGCTGCATAGTGCGAAGTTTTATCTTCTCCCACAACTGAGGCTCCCACGCACCAACCTGAGACTGCGGATAATTCTCGTTAGGATTGATGTCAAACGTAAGACCAACAAACGGGAAACCATTATACCCTTCAGGCCATTTCTTCTCTGACAGGAACTTGTCGCAACCTTCGGCCACAACATAAACTTTGTTGGTATCCTTATCCCATACCTCGAACAGTTCACCCATCTGTACCGATTCTTCTTTCTTTACCCTGTCACCATCGCCCTTGGTAATATCCATCGACGAGGGCTGGATGTTATCGGCGTTGTCGTAAATTTCTTTTATCGCATCGATAGGCTTGTACGTCCTATGGGCCATCCAACGGCAATCATAGGGCGCATCAACAGCAAGCGAGTCGTAAAATATATTGCGCCACGTTTCGCGCACCGCGTATATCTCTTCTTTTTTAACGTACTCACTGACTTCGTATTTAACTTCAGAATCTTCATCCTGATCTTTAACCCCTATATCCGCTGAGAATCCTACTTTTATCCAACCCCAAGGACCAATGAGAGCGTCAAGAATACACCGCTTGACATGACGCTTTATTTTTAGTTCACGCCAATAAGCGTTGATTGCCTTCTCTGCAACTTTGGAAGTGCGAATAGACCTCTTACCCTGGGGGTTTACATTGATTACCGGATCTCTGCTGTATATCGACGGGATAAGAGTTTTGCAAAAAGCCTTTATATCATTGATAGGGATTATTTTAATGTCATCGCCAAAGAAACCACGCATGACTTCTTCGTATTCGCCCTTGTATTCTTTTTCAATACGGTCATACCCGTACCTGTCGCAGTATTCCTTCTGGACTTTTTTGGCTGTCTCAATTCTCTTGAGCCAGAATGACGGGTCTATTTTTGTGGCCTCTTTTTTCATCATAGGAATTATACGTTAATGCTTTAACGATGTCAAGTCCTTAAATACTTTTTCTGCCTCAATCGTGAATTCGTTGAAGTTCTTGATGGTTGAATACGACTTATGCCTTAAATGTGTGACACAAGCTTTTCCGATAAGCTTATGGACGTAACCTTTACGCTTCAGCTCAAATGCATATAAGTTATCCTGATACCAGAACTTCATCCTTTCATCAAAGCCGACATCCTCAAGAACTTTTCTCTTAGCAACTATGCACCATCCACAAACTTCTATCCCTACTCTGTAGCCTGTGACATTGGCGCCTATGTATGGCAAATGGTTATCCCATACATCACACCTGGGTGAGGCAGAGTCTGGGTTTTCTTTTAATATCTCCTCCATGAATCCTTTATGGAATATCACATCGTTGTTGGCGATTATCACCCATTCTGAATCGCACCGCGCTAGGCCAATATTCACGAAGGCGTTGTAGTTGAACTCGCGATGAGGCTTTATTACTGAAGCGTTGTCGTACAATACCATGTCTTCAGATGTCTCTATAAGCAGCACTCTGAACTTTATGTCTGAGGAAGCGTGTAGCGAGTCTATGGCCCGCTGAGTCATATCGTGGATGCCTTTGTTTTTGGTGTACGACAACATTATGCAGTCAACGGTCATAGAACCTCATCATCCTTTCTGCTTGCTTTACCACAAGTTTAACATCTTCTTCCTCGTTCATGCAACTGGATATCCTTAAATCTTCCTTTGGCTCTTTACCTTTCTCCAAAAGGATAACCTTGCAGCCTGATAGTTTAGCCTCGAAAGACATGGCAGTATCGTGATCGAAGGTGTAGAATGTCTTTGTGGCGCCAAGAAGTTTAGCCAATGCCTGCCTTGTGGATGGGAATGTAGCCGTTATCTCAACACTGTTAGGAGGCACCAGTGTTGGGTCGTAATGATGCGCTCCCTTATACACCCAATACGCAGATTCTATTGTCTTGGGCGCTGGATTAAATAGTCCTGCCTCTATGGTAGGCAATTCCAGGATGTTATCCTCAGTGAGTTCTCCGGCATACTGAGACTTAGTCTCATCGTATAGCCACTTGGCATATGGCATTACATATTCATTCGCAGGTATAATGCAGTCACCGAACAATTGGCTTGGGTAAAATAGTATCCACCGCGCTATATTTTTAGCACGAAGAAGATTAACGCCACCGATATACTCAGGATAAATAACAATATCAGACTCATCAGCGAACCCCTCATATATCGGCACCACCCAAGGATTTCCGATATTATTAACATAGGCATTGTACCCAGCCTTACGCATAAGATAGGCGAAGTAATGCACAGCCCGTATGCCGGCAGACCTATGATTGTATGGCGGTACGAAATGTATGAATCTCAAAATATCACCGTTGGGCCTCTGGACTCTCTTTTGAAATCTGAGAAGTCAACCATGAACGAGTCTCGTTTCTTTATACCGTCCAATAAACTCTTAAAGCTATTCCCCTGTATGATAGATTCCTTCTTCTTAAAGCAAGTCGGCCTTTCCCATAGTTTAACCTGGTAGGCCAAGGCCACAAGTTCGTCATCACGGTTAGTCTTAGAGCGAGGATCCCAGGACAGTATCTGGTTTACCAATGGTTCATCAGAACCATCTTCTCTAAACTGTAATTCACCTGATTGCATCTTTGGCTGCAAGGCCATTATCCTTCCCACATAGGTAAGCCGCGCCTGCTTCTCAAGCTCTATGATGTTAAAGTTAAGCCCGCGCTTCTCCATCTCAGCCTCAAGCCATACCTTCATGGTTATCTGGAAAGCGAAGGTCTCAATACCGAATACATCAGGGTTCATCTCCTCATACTTGTCCAGTATAATTCCTACAGCATCCTTCACCGACACATGGAATGATTCTCTGTACACCACCTTCGTCTTGCCTGTCTTATCAGTATCAGTCACCACTATAGCCATTGGGTCGCCCTTCTCTGTAGCAGTAGGGTCAACCGTCATCACTCTGAATACTTCCTCATCTTCATCTTCATGTTTATAGTAAGCAACCCATTCTTTCTTAAACGGATTCTCCCCGGCATTGATACGCTCCAGCAGATACTCTCTCTTGAAGATGTTCTCGCCAACCATGGCCCTGCGCTTCATCAAGTCTTCATAGGTATACTGCTCAGGCCATAGCGGTTTCATGTCCTTGTCCCAACATGGGAACTTAAACGTCTTGAAGTCTTCCACCTGCGACATCACCCACAGAATGTCCTGTAAGTCAACCGGGTTGCCAACAAAGGCAATCTGCCCACCCTTCCTAAGCGCAGGTATCATCACCGACTTATAGAACTGTTCCTGTTGGGCCAGGCTAATGCTCCAGAAGTCCTTCGATGGGTCGTCTATGACTATCAGGTGGTAATGACCGCCACGCATCGATGAGCCAAGGCCAAATGCTTCTATGAAGCTACCGCCTGCGAAGTCCAAATGCTGGTGGTCCCACTGCGAACCCTTGGCAGTAGGTGCCAAATGCTTGAAGGCAGGGTTCATCTCAACCGCCTGCCGTATCTTCTTTAGATTCTTTTCTGCCTGAGTTTCAGAATAGCTTACGAGCGCGATGTAGAATGGCTCAGCAGTCTCATATACCTTGTACAGAGGATACGCATATGACCAGAAATGCGACTTGCCATGATCACGGCTGGCCTCCACCACAAACTGGCGGCATTCCTTTGCTATCATCATCCACTGCTGGATATGCGGTGGTGTCGATAATTTCAGAAGTTTGCTGCACATGTCCTGAAGACTTTCGCGCCTGTATTTCTGCTCTAATATCTGCAATAAGGCTTCGAGCTTCTCCGTCGGTAATTGTCGTATTGTCCCCGTATTGATTGTAGACGTTGGTTTGCTGTTCTGGTTTTGCATAGCCCCTCATTGAAGACAATAGCTTCAGGAAATTGTGCTTGGCACCAAGGTCAGGGTCTTGGACTGTCTCACCAGTTTTGTTGTTGATGACCACCGTCTTTGCCGTGTCGGCCTGGTCAATACCCTCTTTCAACTTCGTAGCCAGGTACATCTCATTGGCGCCAACTGTGTCTAAGGCCAATACCAAGGCGTTCTTGACAGCCTTCTGGTTCTCTATAAGAGTAGAAGAATAATCCTTGTGGTAGCCGGCTATCTGCTTTGACTGTGTTTTATTGAAGCCACCAAGGCGAGCCTTGATGTACTTTTTCTGGCGGTCATTTGGTATCGGTACGCCATGTCTAACCGGCTTGCTCATGTCTTTTTTCTTAGGCATATACTTATTATAGCAGAGAAATCTGTATTTTTCAAGACTTGCTGTGCGAGATTGCGAGATTGCGACTTACTTTTGGAGAAGTGTTTGAGAACTAAAGATATAGGATTAGAGAGAGTTTTCCAAAAAAGCATCGCATTCTCGCATTCTCGCATGGCTTATGACCAAAATTTATGCCATTTATTACCACCTGTTTTTGTAGAGTTTTTATGCCACTTATACAAGCAATTCTACCTAGCCTGAGGCATTATTGTTGGCTATAAACTGCGTTTGGAAGCTGATTTTTTTGGATTGGAAATTGGAGATTTTTGGTGAGTTTGGTTGTGAGATTTTGGCGCGGCTTAGTCCAAGTTTTTTGAGTATTTTTTCTTTTGAGATATGAGATAAAAAGATACCCCCCCTATGGCTTG